GATGCAGGTCTGTTCTATTGCCCATACGTTCCACTACAGATGGTTCGTGCAGTGGGAGAGAACACCTTCCAGCCAAAAATCGGGTTTAAGACTCGTTATGGTATGGTTGCTAACCCATTCGCTCAAGGTACTACACAAGGACTTGGTGCTCTTACAACTAATGCAAACCGTTATTACAGACGTGTTGCTGTTAAGAACCTCATGTAATTTATATTACAAATTGTTTCAATTCAAAGACCTCCTATTTACAGGGGGTCTTTTTTTGTGTATATTAACTGAGTCGGTTAAAGTTTAGGCTAAAAACTGGCACTTAAGTAAACATGCTAAAGGTTATTATGCCACAATACAGAAAGTTACCTTCAGAAAATTCTTGTCCCAAGGTAGACTGGTTTAAAGATTTAGATCTCCCTCAAGGAAGAACGTTTAAATGTGATAAACGTGAGGTAGTTCAATTAGATCACATTGAAAGAGAAAATGAAAATGGGCAAATCAACAATATTGCTCGTGAAATAGGAACAAATAAAGAAAACTACTTAGCAATTGCAAATAACATCAAAGTTAATGGAGTATTACTTGATGCTCAACCCCCATATCTAACTACGGAGGGTATATTAATTGATGGATATACTCGTTTTGAGGCACTCAATTCATTAGGAATTACACATTGGGTTTATAATATTGTAGAACCTAAAAGAGGATTTACTTGGAATGATGTAAGAGATGAGATTGGACTGGGTGCTAATAATCATCCACCTTCTAAACCTGCCACAGCAGGAGATTTTAAAACTGCTCTTGCTCGTTGGGTTCATATACAAGATAAGACACCTACTTCAGGTGAATGTCAGGATTGGATTAATTTAATTCCCCATTCCTTTACCCCTTCAATAGTAGCAAAAATTGCAGAAAATGTTTTAAAAAATAATGCTACTAAAGCAAGTATGGAATCTTTAGATGCTCCTGATGTTATACGAAAAACGAGGGAACTTCATGGTGATTGTTTTACAGATCGTGTTAAAATTATTCCTATTAATATTAGTGGAAATAAAACATATTTCCAACGTATTGTATGTGATCGTATTTCAGCTCTTTCCAATCCAAAAGTATCTGAGACATATATGGTAGGATATACAAAAGGTATTCCTGCTAATGAAGTAGAGCAAGTCCGTCAAGATGGACTAGAATTTGCCGAAAAAATTAATGAAGAATTTGAAAAGGCATTTCAAGTTCGTTCGGATCGAGGATCATCCTTTAAATTGATGGATATTGAGGCCTTCATTCCTCAAGTTATTGGTCAAGAAACTGATTTAATTAAAGTAGAAAAAGAGGGTTAACCACCCCTCTTTTTTTTGTCTAAATACAGATAGTAATGAACTGTATTATGTCAAATCAATGGGAACGTAAAACTACTCAACAGATAAATGAGCAAAAAGAAAAAATAGATCAGTTAAGCGAAAGGCTTACTATATTACAAGAAACACTTAAACAGCACGGTATTAATCCAGCGAGATAAATGGCAACCCCAATAGAGAACAGAAATTTTTTAGCACCTACTGGTTTTAAGTTTGCCTTAAAGAGAAGTCCTGCTGTTGCCTTCTTTTGTAATGAGGCAAACATTCCAGATTTAAATCTTGGTGTTGCTGTTCAACCAACCTACTTAAAAGACATTGATAGACCAGGTGATAAGATTCAATTTGGAGATCTAACTATTAGATTTCTAGTTGATGAAGATCTAACTAACTTTATGGAAATTCAAAATTGGATTCGTGGATTAGGATTTCCTGAAAGTTTAAGTGAATTTTCAGATTTAGAAAAAGAAGCAGTTATGCCTTCTAATTTTGGAAATGCAGAAAAAAACATATATTCTGACGGAACTCTTCAAATTCTAAGTAGTAATTTGATACCTAAGTTTCAAGTTAAATTTGAAGGATTATTTCCATATTCTCTCACTACTATGACCTTTGATGCAACCGATACGGACATAGAGTACTTTACAGCAGAGGCATCTTTCAAGTATACTATCTACAGTATAACCGATTTAGAAAATAAACCTTTATGAGTATTGATCTTGATAAACTTCAAGAGATGTGGGAAAAGGATGCAAAGATAGACAGAGATAATCTACACGAAGAATCATTGAACGTCCCCTCTCTTCATGCAAAGTATTTTGAATTATATAATACTATCTTTCTATTAAGGAAGAAAGCAGAACAACAAAGGAAGAACATCCGTCATGAACGGTATGAGTATTTTAGTGGGAAAGCAGACCCTCAAGTTTATATTGACAATCCATTTGGAAAGAAAATAAGAGATAAAGATACAATGACTAAGTATCTCGATGCTGATGAAAAGTTATCTAATACATCCCTAAAAATTGATTATTATGATACAATGTTAGTATACTTAGAAAGTATTCTTAAAGTGATACAGAACAGAACATATCAAATTAAGAATGCAATTGAGTTTATGAGATTTAATTCTGGGTTGGGATAATGTATATAAGAGAAAAATTAGAAGTTAAAGAATATCTTTATCCATTTGCAGAAAAAATAAATCCTATTCTTTATGATCTTATTTCGCACCTTAGAGATGAATCTGGTAATAGAGATTATATAATAAATTCTCAACAAGCAGTAAGATGGATAAAAAATGATGGAATAGTTATCCAAAACCAACAATTAACGTTATTAGAAAATTGGATATCTCAAATTGTAGAAAGGGATTTTGTTATTGGAAAAAGATCACCACTGATTTGTTTTGAAATGTGGGGAATAATATACGAAGATGAAACTGAAATTGAAATCCATAGTCACCCAGATGCTTTGTACAGTACTTCATATTATGTCAATGCACCTAAAGGTTCTGCTCCATTAATATTTAAAGAATCTAATTATAAAATTAAAGCACAAGGAGGAAAGTTAATTGTATTTGATGGTAGATTGGATCATTATGTTCCTAAAAGTAAAAAAATAAAAGATAAAAAAAGGTGTGTGATAGTTTGTAATTTTAAAGGAAAAGATTAAGATGAGCTTGACATAACTTCATAAATACCCATAGATGCATGGGTATAAGTGATTGACACTACGGCCAATGTTGTAATATCCAAGGCCAACGAAGTATTTTTAAAAATTGATTCTGAACCTCATATTGAGTATGAGTTAAGAGACCACTTTACCTTTGAGGTAGAGGGTGCAAAGTTCATGCCTCAGTATAGAAATAAAAATTGGAATGGTGAGATACATCTTTTTGATATGAGATCTAAAAGAATCTATGTAGGTCTTCTATCGAAGATTATAGATTTTTGTGCAAAACATGATTATACTTTTAAGTTTAAAGATAATGAATATTATGGTATTCCTTTTGAAGTAAATGAAGGAATATCATATGCAGGTGTCAAAGATTATATGAATGCTATTTGCTCTCATGCTCCTCGCAAGTATCAAGTAGAGGGAGTATACGATGCATTAAGACATAATCGAAAGCTACTGATATCACCCACTGCCTCAGGCAAGTCTTTGATGATTTACTCTCTAGTGAGGTATTATATAGATAAAGGCCAAAAAATTCTTTTAGTTGTCCCCACGACATCCCTTGTAGAGCAGATGTATAAGGATTTTTTAGATTACGGTTGGGATGCTGAGTCATACTGTCATCGTATATATTCGGGAAAAGAAAAAACTAATGATTATCCTGTGACGATTACTACTTGGCAATCTGTATTTAGAATGGAAAAATCATTCTTTAAAAATTATGATGTAGTCATTGGAGATGAAGCTCACTTATTTAAAAGTAAGTCACTAGTATCTATAATGACAAAACTTGAACATGCTAAGTATAGATTTGGATTTACTGGTACTTTAGATGGAACACAGACTCATAAATGGGTCTTAGAAGGACTATTTGGACCATCATATAAAGTAACAAAAACTGATGAGTTAATGAGACAAGGGCATCTTTCTCAATTAGATATTCAATGTTTAGTGCTTAAGCATCCTCCTCAGAAATTTGAAACATATAATGATGAAATTGAATATTTAATATCTCATGAGAAAAGAAATAATTTTATTAAGAATTTAGCTTTAGATCTTAAAGGTAATAGTTTAATACTTTATAGTAGAGTAGAAGCACACGGTAAAGTAATTTATGATTTAATAAATAACAATAAGCAAAGTGGTCGGAAATTATTCTTTGTTCACGGTGGAGTTGATGCTGAAGAAAGAGAACAAGTAAGAGAAATTACCGAAACTGAAAACAACGCTATTATCGTTGCCTCCTATGGTACATTCTCAACTGGTATCAATATTAAAAACCTCAATAATGTTATCTTTGCTTCT